TTTGCTTCTTCTGTTGGTTTCAAACCAAACAAAATCGTAATCTTGGATGAGGCTGATTATCTTAATGTTAATTCAGCTCAACCGGCTCTTCGTAATCTTATGGAGACTTTCTCTGCTCATTGTAGGTTCATCTTGACTTGTAATTATGTCGAGAAGATTATTGACCCGATTCAGAGTAGATGTCAGACCTATAAGATTATTCCACCATCAAAGAAAGATGTCGCTGTTCACGCTAAGTATATTTTGGAAAAAGAGAATATCTCTTTTGATTTAGATGATTTGGCACTTGTTGTAACTGCTGGTTATCCTGACTTAAGAAAAGTTATCAACGACTTACAAAGACAGGCGATTGATGGTCAGTTAAAGATAGATAAAGATGGAATGTTACATAACGAGTTCAAACTTCAGTTCTTGGATATGATAAAACAAGGTGTTGATTTGAGAACCATTCGTAAGTTTGTGGCTGATAGTAACTTTACAGATTATACAGAGTTGTATCGTTTTTTGTATGATGAAGTAGAAAATATATCAGTTGATAAACTACCAGAAGTTATTGTAGATATATCAAACGGTGCTTATCAAGATGTGTTAGTAGTTGATAAAGAGATAAATTTTATGGCTACTATTGCTAATATATTAAGGAGATTATAAATGACAATGAAACCAATGAAACCATTACCACAACAACAAGTTCAAATAGACTTGAGTGATGCAGATACTATGAAATGTCAGAAGTGTGAAAATAGTATTTTCATACAAGGATATGTGATAAAGAAAATATCTGCTATTGTATCGCCTACAGGTAAAGAAGTTATCGCTCCAATCCAAGTTTTCAATTGTGGAAATTGTGGAGAAATGTTACCACTACAGGAATTAGATGAACTTATTTAAGTGGATAGACGAACTATTCACTAAGAAAAGACCTTGGGATAGTTTTTCGGAAGAGGAACAAAAGAAGTTTAGTCCGTTTATGGTAAATCGTTACTTAAGTATGAACAATGATTATCTACCGATTGTAAATCATTTTCAAAAACTAACAATAGAGGTAATGCCACATTCTGCTGTTTATAAGTTCTATTGCTCTTTGTTACCGAACAAGAAAACTTTTTTGAGGTATCTTAGTGGTAAAAAAACAAAAGTCAACGAAAAGGTTGTTCCTTTTATTCAAGAATACTTTGAGGTTAGTAAAATACAAGCTGGTGAATATTATCAACTAATGAATAAAGAAGAACTAAAATTGTTATTAAAAAAATATGGTAAATCCGACAAAGAAATAAAAAAAATGGGAGTTAAATGATTAATTCATTAAAAAAACAAGTTAATAACAATTTGAATAATTTTTATAATGCCTTATCTTACAAGGGTAAGTGGACTTTGAGTGATGGTGTTGTTGATTGTTATGGCAATAAGTTTCCAATACCTATTGATACCAAAGTTATAAGTAAATTATTTGAGTCACAATTGGAGAGTGTTTGGAAAAAGTTTTGTAAAGAAAATAATTACACAATTGAATTTGCTACTAAACAAAATCAGTATCCAGATGTCACTTTAAAATGTAATAAAACTAATAATATTTATGCGGTGGATGAGAAAAGTTCGTATAAAAAAACTAATAAATTAATCAATGGTATGACACTAGGCACTTATAAAGGATATTTTAGGGACACTATGAGTTGTAAAAATACTCTTTATCCTTACGATTCTTATAAAGAACATTTCGTGTTTGGGATATTATATAATAGAGAAGAAAACACTATCTCAGATATAGAAATATTCTTCACAGAAAAATGGAGAGTAGCATCTAAAACACCTGGAAGTGGTAATACAACAAACATAGGCTCAATTAAAAAAATAAAAAGTATTATAGAAGAAAAAGATAATTTATTTAAATCAAAAAATGAATTTGAAAATTATTGGAGAAATTATGAGTAAGGTGTGGATGGCAATTGCAGTTTCTCTTTTAGGTCACATATGGGCTTGGTTTCATATGCAAGGTCAATTTAAATATGAATGGGCTAAAACCTGGTGGTGGATTATACTTGGGGGTATACCAATAAGTATTTTTTTCTTTTATGGTACTAAATGGTATTATGAGTATTTTGGAAATTATTGGTATGTTCGTCCAATAGGTTTTGGGATTGGCACATTGACATTTGGTTTATTAACATGGGTTTTATTAAACGAGGTGCCTGATACGAGAACAATAATAAGCTTGTTTTTGTCAGTTATTATCATTATATTACAATTATCACATTTAACAATAAAATAGGTAAAGTTATGAATATAAAAGAAAGAGAGTTAGATACTAAAATTATCGATCCCGTTGATGATGTGGAGAGAAGAACAAAAGGTTTGTCAGTTGTTGGGCAGATGGAAAAGGAATGGCCAGAAATGACTAGAGAGTTTAAAAAAATTCAAAGAGAACAATATGAGTTGTTTCTTCACAAACAACATGACTATGGTCCTGGTAATATATCAGTAGGGACACAACTTCAAACACGAGAGGAAATAAAGTTATCATTAACTGGTTTATGGTTTCGTATGAATGATAAATTACAAAGAGTAAAAACTTTATTATTAAATGATAGACAATCTGCTGTAAAAGATGAGCCATTAGAGGATGCTTATCTTGATGTATCTAATTATGGAATAATGGCAACGATTGTAGG